CGTTGTATAAAAACCGCCTGTGCGGGTTTTACCAAAAAAGCGTGGACATTTACTCCCTCTCTTGAATGAATGTCCACGCTTGGACGTTCTGCCGGAACGCTTACCGGCAGCAAACGGTATGCGGTTTCTTAGTCCTCTAATGTCTTTTGCAGCTTATCCTCCATCTTTTTGAGCAGTTCCTTCACCTTTTCGGCGTCTTGCTCAGCCATGGCATCCTGGATATCCTGCAGGATGAAGCGGATAAATGCCTTGAATTGCGCGTCAGTTTGTCCCATATCGACCGCTCCTTTCGGTTTTTATGAGAATATTTTATCATGGGACGCTTTCTGCGTCAAGGTTCTGGGGAACGTGATCTCCTCCCGTCGAATCCGTATCATCTTTACCCCGTCCTTGACGGGGATCAGCTCCACACGGTCACCTTTGGCAAGGATAGATTCAGCAGCCTTTATGATCTTCTCATCCACGCCGCAACGCCTCCTCGATGATGCTGTGATATTGCTGTGCATGGTCTGCCACAGCTGGTTTCAAATACGGCTGTGCCCGCTGGCCGTGGGTCAGGTGCCAGTTCCCGAAAGCGTCCTCATAGACCCAGGGCGTCTGCCGTCCTCCGGGGTAGTATTTGCCGGTTCCAAGCTCCACACAAGGGGCATATTCTACCGCGCTGCCGATGTATGCGGCGGGTTCTTCCGCGTCTACTTGGTGGGTGATGCTGTTGCGCAGGTTGCCCGTGTTCACCGGGCACATCTGCTTTGCATACCCCTCCGCCGTCAGGCCGCACACTTCCAGCGCCCGGACAGCAGCGGCTTTCAGCTCTTCCTTCACCTGGCCGCTGTTGTCGATGATTTCAATGTGCATGGAATCTGCCATGTCAATTCTCCGCGTTTTGATTGTAAATTTGATCGTAAATCCTCTGTAGCTTTATTCCAATTTCGTCCGGCTCGTCGTTATGGTCGAGGATATTATCCACGATAGCATCATCGATCACCAAAAGCAGCTCTCCTAAATCATCGTTCTCGAGAGCACTGCGAATGTCAACAGATTGCTCAAGCAAATATTTTTTCTGTTCTTCAGTGATGTTAATCATGATTTCCTCCCCCTGCTATACGGATTTACCTGTATCAAGCTCCCGGTTTCTGGGTTGATAGAAAGCTCTATGTCCTCATAGATAAAACGCTGACTTATTTTTCCGTTCGGCGATACCCTTGTGGGAAGTATTTTTGCATCCTTTGATGTAAGCGCTTCCAGAACCCTGTCTACATCAACGCCGGATCGTCTCTGTTCAACAGAACCGATAACCCTTGCAATAAAATGGTTCGACTTCCCAGTTATCGTTATTCCGTTTGATGTCGTAAGCCCAACTAGCTTGTCATCAATTTCTTTGCTGGTTTCCTGATACAGCGTGAAGTCTGTCAAAGTGGTGAGTTCTCCAGTTTGAATTGCTCTCTCGTACGCCTTAAACAACTCCCATTTATTATCATTATACTTTAAGTTCTGGAATTCTGTAAATGATTTTGGTGCATTTTCCCCAAGAATATTCTTGTATTCTTCATACTGCTTCCGGTCCTTTGTCTCCCGCTCCGCTTCCTTTCGGGCATATCGTTCCGCAGCAAGCGCTCCCTCTCCCCTTTTTGTGTTCTCCCACTGGGCATAGGTCATGTTTGGCAGCAGGCCGTACCGGTCCCGCCGAAGAGAGTTGGACATATCCACCCCCTTGACCTTAGCGATCATAGTACAGCGGCAGTTGTAGATATTCCAGCCGCTGCCAGACGGGTCCCCCGGGAACATCAGCGCCTCCCCGCCCACGATGAACGGTTCATCTTTTGGCACGGTCTGTCCATCGGCTACCGCATGGTCATGGCGGCTACGGTCATCCAGCGTGGCAAGCCACTGTTTTTCCAGCTGGATGCCCATCGCCTCAGCCTGCTGGTAACTGTCCAGCCGTCCGGCGTTCTGGGCCCCTGTGACGGCGGTTCGAGCCGCTCGGATTGCGCTGGTTCGGTTCATATTTGGGATATTGTCCTGTAATCGATCCGCGATATGCTTGATGCTCTCCCCCTGCAAAATTCCGCTGGTAACTTGTGCGGTAATCTGCCGCTTTCCCCAGACCAGGTCAATGCCGCGTTTTACCGCCCGTTTAGGCGGATAGTAGGGCATAAGGTCTGGTTGCTCCACGATGAGGCGGCGGACGGTCTGCTCATCCCATAGGTCAAAGCCCACGTTCGCACCCAGCTGTTGCTCGATGGTGTAGGCGGCATAGTTGCGGTTCAGACTGTAAATACCGGGCGTTTGGTCATTGATGTAGGCCGCCGCAACCTCGTTTGCCTTGGTCATCCGCTCCGCGATGCGGTCTCGCAGGGCCTCGAAGCGCTTCCCCCGGCCAATCTGGGCAAGCCGCCACTGGGTGTACTGTTGCTTGGTGATCTCCCCGTCCTGCAAGCGCCGGAGCTGTTCGGCGTCCCGCTCCTTGAAGCGGGTGAAGTAGGCGTCGATTTTCTCTTGCAGCTCCGCAGCAGCTTTCCTGTACTCGGCGGCGATGCGATTTTCCAGGGCGGCCAGCTCCTGGTCGGTGCGGCGGTGGGCGGGGTCTGTCTTACGCCGCATCACCGTTCATATCCTCGCTCCCATCCTCCGGCGGTTGGTTGGGCTCGTCACTGAATCGGTCTAAATTCTCTGCGGCAAGCTGTTTTAGAATATCTTCCACCATGTCAGCGTCGCCCAGGATGGCCAGAAGCTTCTGGGTAAGGTATTCTTGCGTTACATAGGGCGCAGCCATCAGAACGGATTGGATTTCCTCTTGCCGGTTTATGATCTGATTGCGGGTGTAGGTCGGATCATCATCCACCCCCGCCAACACCAGGATCCCATGGATAAACTCCGTGACCTGGTTCTCAAACTTATCTGTTTTCAAGTCCAGTGGCACATAGCTTGCCTTGATGGCGGTTGCCGTCTGGTTCCCAGCCTGAACCGCCGAAGCGTCAAAGGCCTGGAAGTCCTGGTATAGCTTTTTCTCCAACATATCAATGGTGGCTTCCGTCCCGTTGAAGGGGGCCTCGATGGAGTGAGGCTCCGCCGAAGCTCCCTCTCCGCCGTCCACGTGGACCACATGGGTCATTTTGATGCGCTGAAGAAATGCCGCATCGTCCAGGTCGTCCATAGCGTCGCAGTTTACAAGAGCCCAATAGAGAAGGTTCCCCTCATCCACATTGTTGACCATGTTGGAACAGGCCAGGTCCAGGGCATCCACGGTGTTCCGCTTCCCCCGCAGCTCCGATTTGCAGGCACGGTTATTCTTCAGCGGGACGATGGGGAACGTGGGATAATTCTCACCCTGGTATATCTTCGTACTGTCCAGGTCAGTGCCGGTAATGCGGAGCTTATAGGTCCGCTTCTCCTGTAGGATGGCCATGTCTTTTCCCTTGTCCTGCTTGTACTCTGTAAAACCGTCCATCTCGTACAGAGTGCAGCGCAGGGGCTTGTCCGGGCTGACTTGCCACCAACGGATACCAGCTGCGAGAGCGCCGTTCTCCTCGTCATAGAGGGGAACGAACTCGGTGATCTCGAACACCTCCACATGGTCCAGATTCCAAAAGCCGAAGGACACCCCGCCGATGAGGGCATATTCCGCCGCTTGGCTGACCCGCTGGTCGATATCACGGCCCAGCTTCTTCTTGTTGCTCTCCTCCTGAAATGTCACGCCGTTCCCCAAAAGATAACTGACTTCCTGATTGACCACGAAACCGAAAAACGGACTGGCAATCTTGTGGTTGGCGGTGTACATATCCTGATGGGCGCGGCCCTGCATATCGTAGAGCAGTTTTTCATAATGGTTGATGGTTGGATTCTCTCCGTCATAGTAGAGCCGCGCGTCCACGGCGGTTTTGTAGATGGCGCTGTTTTTGTGGTCGGCAATTGCTCCACGGATGAACGCAATCCGAGCGGCCTCATCCTTGCCACACTCCTGCAAATCCTGATAGGTTTTCACGGCCTCACCGCCTTTCTGTCACTTCCCGCGACGCTTCCAAATGGCCTCCGTGGCATAGCGCACGGCGTCGATGTGATGGTTGTCCCGGTCAGGGTATCCGCTGATGATTTCCCCGTCCCGGGTTCGTTCGTATTCATACTCTGTGAATTCCTCATATGTGTCCGGGCATCGCGCTGGGTCGATAACGATCTTCACCAGGGATTGCAGCCACTTCATGGAGTAGTCCACGCTGCCTGGGCCTTTCAGGGCGCCGTAGCAGTGGAGGCCATAGTTTTGATAGTCTGCAACGCTCTTGGGCTCCGCGCTGTCGGCGGTAATACGGTCAGCCCGGGTAAGTCCACGCTCTAGGAGCAAGTCCGCCGTTTCCCGGTTGCCCTTTTTGTGGGCGGTCAACTCGTCGAAGATGTACAGGGTCCTCCTGGCAGCGTCGTAGTGCATCCGGTTGAAGGCCCAGGGGTCTGGGTAGTAGCCCCAGTCCACGCCGTTTAAGATGCGGTCGAAGGTGTTAATTTGCTCCTCTGTGATGGTTTCTGCCGCCACGTTCTCAAAAACCATGCCGCCGTTCCCGTTGGGGATGCCAAGGTATTCATGCTCATAGGCGGTGGGATTGATCTCTTTGAGATACTCCGCTTCTTCCAGAAAGGGCTTCCCCAGCCATTGAGCCGGGACCGCTCTATAATCGGAGTGTGTAACCAAACGGTTTTCCTTGGGTTGGTCACAGTATTTGTTGACCCAGTTGTTTTTCGCCTTGGGCGGGTTGAAGGATTTGAAGATGTACGCCTCGTCGCCGCCGCGAACCACGGATTGCTGTATGTTCCGGCATTCCTCGTCCCCAGCGAATTGGTCTAACTCTTCAAACCACAGGATGCCGATATGCCCAAACGTCGGCTTGATGGATTTCAGCTTGATGGGGTCATCCGCGCCCCGAAAGTAGATTTTCTGTCCGGTTGGCTTATAGGTGATTTCCAAGGGAGATTTCGTCCCGCTGAACTCCTCGCTGAGCCCCAGCTCTTCTATCGCCCACTGGATTTGCGCGTATACGGAATCCCGCAGGGTGTTCCCGATCTTCCTCACGCATAGCGCGTGCATCTGTGGATTGTTCTTGAGCAAGCCCACGATTTCCAGAGAGATGAAAGAGGATTTCGTCGAGCCGCGTCCGCCCTTTTCCACATATTCCAAATGCTCACGGTCCAGCACGTCCAGATGGACCGGGAAGAACGGCGGCGCGATGAGGCGGGCCGGGAGCTCGAAGGGGCCAGTGTCTGCCGGTTTTTCTTCCTGGTCGCCTAGAAGGTCAATGACCACCTTCGCCGCTTGCGCGTCGCCTCGGGTCGCTTGCTCGGCAAGCCCGATGATCATCGCCATCTGGTTGTCGATATCCTCCGGGGCAACGCCCTGGCGGGCTATTTTATTCCACCGCCGGCGGTCGGCTGGTGGAAGCGATAGGTAATAGTCGGCGCACTCTTTCAAGGAGCGTTTGCGGCGGCGGGAGACGCCGGATGCTTTCCCGCCAGCCCTTCCTTTTTCTCGTGCTTCACTCGTGCTTCTGATTTTGTAAGGTTCCAGGTTCTTTTCATTCGGCATACCACCACCTCTCTCATCTGTATTATTATGGTACGGCCTGCCGGAGCTGCCCCGGCGTATCTGCTGGCCCGACCTGACCGGGCTGCATCCCTTTGGCAGCAGCGTATACGGTGCCCCAGCGCTAGGGCACCTTTGCCCGTCTTTCCGGGCTGCCACAAGAAGAATCGTTTCATACCAGAGAAAGGGAAGGCTTCACCTGCCTTTCTCTTTTTAATTTTGCGATGGCCTCGCATTGTCCGGCATCCCGGAGTTGCACCGGGTCTACTCTTTGCCGGGTAGGGGGCTAGGGTTATGTGGCGGTTTACCCAAGCCCCCAAATTGGAGGACAGATTGGATATGCAGGGCTGGTGGTTTTGCCCCGCAAGTATATTTTACCATCCATTATGTGTAATGTACAGCAAAAATCCCTCTGTTTTATGGTCAATATGACGAATTTTTTATTCCCCCTTACGTCACATGCTTTAATAGGTCTATTAGATCATAAAACTTTTTCGGGTTTAGCCCTGTTTTCTTTTTGATTTTATCCATATGATAACAAAATGTATTCCTATGAATAAAAACCTTGTTCGCCGCATCCGTAATATTCATGTCACAATCTGCAAGCGATCGTATAATCTCCCGCTCTTTTTCGCTTAAATACATTGTCATTCCCCCGTACTTCCCCAGCCTCCCCGGCTTTCTTTCTCCATAGATTCCACTGGGATAAACTTGATAGGCGGATGCTGCTGGAATATCTGGAACTGGCAAATACGCGTACCCTTTGGAATCATAACTTCCCGCGTAGCGTAGGCTGGGAATTTCCAAATGTCCTCATTTCCGCAGTAGGCGTGTTCATATATACCGATACTGTTTGCCTGAAGCACGCCCCACCGCTCAAAGGTAGAGCTGCGCGGGGCCATGATGGCGTAGTATCCGTTAGGCACCTCCATCGTCACGCCAAGAGAGATCCGCTGATATTCCCCGGCCTGTAAGTACACATCCTCAGCGGTAGCCAGGTCGTACCACTCCCCGTGGCGCTCCGGCATCGGCTGGCCGTTTTGCTTGATTTTCACGCGGAGGCTACAGATGTCATCTGTGGTATCAAATTTCATGTTATCCTCCTTCTAAAAATGCGGAGAAAACCCGTGGCTTTTTAGCCACTTTTTTGACCGCATTTTCTGCTCTTCTGTTGCAGCATTGAGAACCAGGATTGCTTTATGAACACCCGC